TGCTTGACACAGTCCTTTTTTTATCATATAATAATACTATGGACTATTACTCTACACTAGGATTAAAACGAGGTGCATCGGACGAGGAAATTAAAAAAGCCTATCGTTCCATGGCCATGAAACATCATCCCGATCGTGGAGGTGATGAAAGAAAATTTAAAGAAATCTCACAGGCCTACGAATTTCTAAGCGATCCTCAGAAAAAACAAATAATAGATTTAGGTGGGGATCCAGGTCAACAGCAGGGCTTTAGAAATCAAGGCAGTCCATTTGAATTCCATTTTGGCACCGAGGATCTCAATGATCTGTTTGGAAACTTTGGATTTGGATTTGGCGCACGAGGTGCTCCTAGAAGAAACAAAACTCTAAGCATTAATGTTGAAATAGGTCTAGAAGATGTGCTGAATGGTAAAACCATAAATGCCGAAGTTGGAGTTCCTGGCGGTCGTAAAAAAATAATCAATATAGAAATACCCAGTGGTATAGAGCACGGACAACAGATCAGATATGGTGGTATGGGAGATAATTCTATTCCAGATGTTCGACCTGGGGATCTTATCGTTAATGTTTTAATTGTTCAACATCCCTCATTTAGAAGAGAGGGAGATTCATTGATCTTTGAAAAATCAATATCAGCATGGGATGCTATGCTAGGAACCAGCATTGATATCATCACACTAGATAGAAAAAATCTAAGCATAACTATACCCCCGGGCACACAGCCAGAAACAGTTTTGAGTTGTCGTGGTGAGGGATTGCCAAATGTGAGAACTCGTCAACGAGGAAATCTGTTAGTGAAAGTCAAAGTCAACATTCCAAAAAATCTTTCAATAGAACAGATGCAAAAAATTAAAGTATTAAAAGATGGAATTTGAACTAGGACCGCATGAAAGTCTAATACAACCCAGCACCGATTGGGCATTTGGTATCGATGGTGATGCCGAACAATTAGAAAAAGACATGATTGAATTCATGTTGGCCAATAATGGGATTGGACTGGCTGCTAATCAGATAGGTCTTACTAAGCGAGTATTTGTAATGGGCAGTAATACTATTCCTAATTTTCCTGCGCCATTCGCTGTGTTTAATCCAGCGATCAAAGAGGCCAGCACAGAGTTGGTATTAGATCAAGAAGGGTGTTTAAGTTATCCAGATCTGTTTTTGAAAATCAAACGCCCCAGTTGGATCGTTGCTGAATATCAAGACAGCCAGGGCACAGTTAAAGAAATACGTATAGATGGTTATCTGAGTAAATGTTTTCAACATGAATTTGATCATCTAAATGGTATATGTTTTGTTGACAGGGTGTCACAAATGAAGTTAAACTTAGCTATGAAAAGAATAAGGAAAAACAAATAATATGATTGAGCCAAGTCAAAGCCTACAGGCCATTTTTGAAAATTGTATCAAAATGGCCAAAGATCATGAACACGAATATATTACTATAGAACATATCGTCTACGGCATCATGTGTGATGATGATGCTTATGCTTTAATTGCCAGCTTTGGTGCAGATGCTAATTTTATTAAAACCAATCTTGAACATTATATTAAAAATAATCTCAACGATATCAAAACATCTGATCCTAAATCCAAACCTAAAAAAACAAATAGTGTAGAGCGTGTGTTAAATCGCTGTTTTACGCAGGTACTATTCAGCGGTCGTCAACGCATGGAAGTGGCTGATGTTATAGTAGCTATTCTATCAGAAAAGAATTCATTTGCATTTTACTTTTTAAGCAAAGGCGGAATTACCAAAGAAAAATTTGTTAAATTCTTCCAAGAAAATGTTGCGATTGAAGATGAAGAAGTATCAGAAGACTTAGAAAGACGTGTGGTCAATACCGGTAGTGCCGATAGAGTCTTAAATCAATACTGTACTAATCTTTCATTAAAAGCAAAACAACGTTTATTAGATCCTGTGATCGGTCGTGATGAAGAAATTGAAAAGATTCAACTGGTATTGGCACGCAGAAATAAATCAAACGTGTTAATGGTAGGTGAACCAGGCGTAGGTAAAACTGCTATCGCCGAAGGTATCGCTCGTAAAATCTTTGAAAAGAAAGTACCTAAGTTTATATTGGATCACACAGTATACACATTAGATATCTCTGCTCTACTAGCAGGATCGAAATATCGTGGAGACTTTGAAGAACGCATCAAGGCTGTGTTACAGGCACTGGAACGCAAAGGTAAAATCATCTTGTTCATCGATGAAGCCCACATGATGAGCGGTGCAGGATCAGCCAGCCAGAGTCCTAACGATCTAGCAAATATTCTTAAACCTGTGTTGACCAAAGGAATTATTAAATTAATTGCATCAACTACCTGGGAAGAATATCGCAAGCATTTTGAAAAGGATCGTGCTTTGATGCGCAGATTCCAACGTGTGACCATAGACGAGCCCAGTGCTGAGATGAGTGTTAAGATTCTCAAAGGACTTAAAAAATACTACGAAAAACATCACAATGTTAAAATTTCAGATGCGGCCATTGAGCAGGCAGTTAAATTATCCGTGAAATACATGAGTGACAAAAAGTTACCTGACAAAGCCATTGACATTATAGATTGTGCTTCTGCTCGCTACAAGTTAAAGGACGATCCGGCAATGGAAGGTGTGGATCAGATCGTTGACGTTGAACAAGTCACTTATGAATTGAGCAAAATGATCAACATGCCATTAGAAACCGTAGCTCAAAAAGAATCAAAGAATCTTTCTGATCTAGATTCAAGCATGAAAACAGCAGTATACGGTCAAGACGATGCTGTGGACACATTGTTAGATAAGATCTTTGTAGCACAAGCAGGAATGAAATCACCTAACAAACCAATTGGATCTTTTCTGTTCCTCGGGCCAACAGGTTGCGGTAAGACTGAAACTGCCAAACAGTTAAGCGAAAAAATGTCAATGCCTCTTGTGAGATTTGATATGGGCGAATATCAGGAGAAACATTCAGTGGCACGTTTAATTGGTGCTCCTCCGGGTTATGTTGGCTACGAAGACAATGCTGGTCAATTGATCACTAAGTTGCAGGAAACTCCTAACAGTATTTTACTGTTAGATGAGATTGAAAAAGCACATCCGGATGTTACAAATATCTTATTGGCTTTCATGGACAACGGATTTGTCACAGGATCAAACGGCAAACAAGCAGATGGACGCAACTGTATTTTAATCATGACTTCAAACCTAGGTGCTCGAGACAGTGAAAACAACACCATCGGATTTGGAGACCTTGACAAAGAAGGTGAAGATGACAAAGCAGTTAAAAAATTCTTTGCTCCTGAATTCCGTAATCGTTTAGATGCAGTGATTAAATTCAGTAAGTTAAGTCCAGAAACTGTTGTTCAGATCGTTAAGAAATTTATCGAAGAACTTAATTCACAGCTCAAAGACAAAGGCATTGAAATTGTCGCTAGTTCGCAGGCTGTTAAATGGTTAGCTGAAAAAGGCTACGATAAGAAAATGGGCGCAAGACCTCTAGCAAGATTGATCGATAACAAGATGAAATCACCATTGAGTCGTAGAGTGTTGTTTGGTGACTTAGTTGATGGCGGTAGAGTTACCATAACCGTGGACAATGATGATCTAACATTTAATGTCACTGAACTACCGAAGCCACTAACCAAAGCAGAAAAAAAAGCGATCAAAGCTGCACGAGCAGCTGAGTTGGAGCCAACAACAGAGACCGCAGATGAAAACTCAGAAAACCAGTAGAAAATTTTATAACAAATGGATCTATAAAGTTTCATTACTAATCAAAGGTTCTAATATTTTTAGAACCCACTCTCTGGACGACATCAAAGATTTCTGTCGAGCACCTAGTCCGGAAAAACCTAATTATTCTCTGCATTCTAGAGCTTGGCAAAATCGTGATCAGATACAAGAACTAGCGGAGTTTTTATACACGCAACAATCTGCGATATGGGCCAAGCGTATTCAAAACAGTTTCATAGATTTCTATACCAACGACAGGAATTTCTACGAAGAGATTTCATTGAAGTTTGAATCTGCTATGTTACATAGGGTTGAACCGGATCCGGAAACTATTGATCTATTAGATCAACCACTGACTATTGTGGCTCCTAAATTTCCTCACAATAAATATCATTATAGAGTATATCTTCTGCCGCATAAGCTAGCCGGTGATAAAGAATCTAAGAAAAAATATGTGAGTTGGTTAAAATCACAGGATCCTAGGATCACCTGTACACCTGCTGTGGAAAAATGGTTTATCAAAACTGATTGGAATTGGGATCGTAGGTATGTGTTAGTGGAAGATGAGCACACGCTGTTGATGCTGAAATTACGAAACTCCGAAGTTGTAGGACGTGTTTACAATTATATTATCAGCGATAAATAAGAGATGTCCACTGAAAGCATAACTCTATTATCTAACATTTCCCAAGAAGCAACCCCTGGGGATTCCAGCTTTGTATATTCCGGCAAACAAAAGGGTGCAGGATATCACAAGTATAACGACGGCGTTCATACCGTGGTTTATAATTTTAATCAATTCGTAGGCACAGTAAAAATACAGGCCACACTAGAACTGTATCCAGGCGACAGCGACTGGTTTGACGTTGAAGGTACAGAAGTTGGTGGTGACAGCACAGTTATCAACAATTCAGCAACATCTTATACATTTACTGGCAAATTTGTATGGATTCGTGCCGCATACAACCTACAAAACGGTACTATTACCGAAATCCGATATAATTACTAAGTTTCACAAAGCGATAAATATAGTATGACCTTACGGAACCATACTATGAGAGACCTTATATCAAAATTAGACGCTATCATTAGCGAAACAGCACTTAACACTAACGATCCTCAAGGTGACTACGATGCTAAATCCAAAGCATTGCAGGATCTACAAATGGACCCGAACGTTGCAGATGACCCGGAATTATCCAATGCAGTCATACAACGCAAAGCAGCCCTAGAAAAAGAAGCTAAATCTTTAGGCATAAAAGAAAACCTATTCCAAATTGGTGATGATTTCGGCATCAGCTTTTCCGAAGATCACGAAATAGCCACAGAAATTACAGATATACTAGAAGACGGTATCCTTATTGATCTCGATGATGCTGCTCTGGAAATGTTAGCAGCACAGGGTGCCGTATTCCTCGAAGGTGAACTAGTAGAGGGACGTGGAAGTTGTTGGGTGGGATATCAACAAAAGGGAATGAAGAAAAAAGGAGACCGCATGGTCCCTAACTGTGTTAAAGAAGACAGCTTTGAAGAAAGCGGACTACAATATTACACAGGTAAAAAGAAATACGGCAAAGACGGAATGTCTGCGTTGGCACAGGCAGGTCGTGATGGTGCTAGTGAAGAAGAACTAGGCAAAATCAAAGACAAATACAAGAAAGAAGATCACGGTCCTGAGAATCCAGATGCTGAATACAATCAAGGTGAATATGACCGTGAAGGCGATATGGCCAAAGACCAACTGTTCACTATCAACAGTGCGGCTAAAGAACTTTACAGCATTTTAGATGCAGATGAAAATCTACCAGAGTGGGTACAAAAGAAAATCACCTTGGCTATGGACTATATTGACACTGCTCGTGATTATATGAAAGCACAGAAGTACGAAGAAGATGTAGCAGAAGGTGATGTAGACGAGGCCAAATACCAAGGACGCGAAGTGCCCTTAGGTAAGAAAATGGCTGGCGATGTAAAAAAATCAAAAGTATATGTACGTAAACCTAATGGTAATATCGTTAAAGTAAACTTTGGCGATAAGAAAATGCGTATTAAGAAATCTAATCCGGCACGTAGACGTTCATTCCGTGCCCGTCACAACTGCAAAAATCCAGGACCGCGCTGGAAAGCTCGTTACTGGTCATGTAGGAGCTGGTAATGCTATTAAAAGAAATGTTCTCGCCTATAGGCGCACCTAAACATGATCAACAAGACATTGATTGGTTAGATGATTTAAAATTTTTTATCGACAACGACGATGCTATGTTAAACAATCATTTCTTTCCGGCAGTGAAACGCCATAAAGAATACCAAGGTAATCCCAATGCCTATAAGATCTATATTAGACCCATAGAACATTGCAAAGAAGCATACTGTGAAAAATTTGAAATCGATACCCCAGAAGAAAAATTTCCCAAAGAAAAACTCATCGAATTAGCCAAACGCTGCGCCGAAGAGCAAGAAAAGTATATCAGTAAGGGCGATTATGAATCTTAGACAGCTATTTGAAGCAGAAGTTGGTGGAAAACACCTTGCATTCTGTTTCGGTAGAATGAATCCTCCTACGATTGGTCACAAACAGTTGTTAGACACTGTGGCCAGCATGGGTGGTGACTACAAAATATTTGTTAGTCAAACTCAGGATAAAAAGAAAAATCCGTTAGATTATCAAACCAAAATCAAATTTATGAAAATGATGTTTGCAGAACATGCTAAAAACATCGTTGATGATTCTAGTTTGAATACTATAGGAAAAATCGCCAGTCACGTGTATAATTTAGGATATAGAGATATTACATTTGTAGCTGGCAGTGACAGATTAGACGATATGAAAAACCTTCTCACTACCTATAATGGTGTTGAAGGCAAGGCACACGGATACTATAAATTCGATACATTAGATTTTGAATCCAGCGGTGAGCGTGAAGATGGTGCGGAAGGAGTTGCAGGAATAAGTGCCAGCAATGCTAGATCAGCAGCAGCCACTGGGGACTTAGAAGCATTTAAAGAAGCCACAGGTGCTGGACAACATGCTGGGCCTTTATATCAAGCTGTGCGTAAAGGAATGGGTATAGCTGAAGATGTAACTGAAGCACCTATCGAGATGGATCCTGCTGATCCAATGGATCCTATGATATACGGACACGATAAAGCAAATCCTGCAAAATTAAAATATAGAATGCTACGTGCAGCTGGCCAATTAAAAGATTTAGCTGCTCGTGCCGACAAAGCCAGTCCTGAAGAATGGCAGACCATGGCTCGTCAGTTTGAAGAACTAAAAATGAATATGGAACAAATACGCCATGCACTCGACGAACTTGGCAAAGTAAAAAGCAAAGGCGGTATTAGATCCAGAGGAATCACTGTAAGGGATCAAGTGTAATGGAACTATCAGATTTAAAAAGATTAGCAGGTATTACTGAATTTCGAGGTTATCAACCCTACGAAGGCAGCAATATCAGCATCACTGGTAATGAAAAGCAACGACTAGAAAAGAAACATAATATTAGACCCGGTACACCAGAATGGTTTCAACTATGGTTTAGTTTACCTTATCTAACTGGTGAGCCACCAATTAATTAAAGGATATAATATGGAAGATGTAATAGAACAACCACAATTAGTTAAGATGGGACCTGGCGCTATCGCTAAGATCAAAGAACTAATCACAGAAGAAAATAATCCCAACTTGAAATTACGCATGTTCGTGTCAGGTGGCGGATGTAGTGGTATGCAGTATGGATTTACCTTTGAGGAAGAAGTTAACGAAGATGATTTTAATCTAGAATTTGAAGGCATACATTTATTAATTGATGCCATGAGCAGTCAATATCTACAAGGTGCAGAAGTTGACTATACAGAGTCATTACAAGGTAGTCAATTTAGTATTAAAAATCCCCAAGCACAAACTACATGTGGATGTGGAAGTTCTTTTAGCGCATGAGAGCAAGTGATTTAAATCTACCAGAAGGCATGGAAGTCTACTTAGACATGGACGGAGTCCTTGCAGACTTTTTTCATGAGTATGCTAAACTAGCTGGTGTTCCGGCTGATAAGTATGGCAAGCATGATTACCGTTCAATTCCACCAGCCAAGGCCGATCCTACACTGGACAAGATGATAGGTACTGATTTTTTTGCAAGACTGTCTAAATTTCCTAGCACTGATAAATTGGTAGATATAGTTGTTGATGCTGCGGGCAGTTATAATATCTGCTCAAGTCCATTGCGTGGAGATTACGAAGGATCAGCGAAATACAAAGGTGTGTGGATTAAAAAACATCTTAATCCTCAACCCAAGCATATCTATATCACTCCCAACAAGGCCAAGTATGCTAAAAATGCCGATGGTATGCCTAATGTATTGATTGATGATCGTGGCAGCAATATCTCAGCATGGGAAGCAGCAGGTGGTATTGGTATCAAATATCAAGCAGACGAGAACAGCCTTAAAATGATATTAGACGGACTTAAACGTGCTCGTCGTGTGGCCAAAGGTCAAGAAAAACTGGAACCACAACAATTGGTCAGCAAAGATAGAGGCGGTAGCAGTGCTATTGCCGCACCTGGGGATAAAAATGAGAGCCTTTGAGTTTATCACAGAAGCTAAACGTAAAAAACGTAGACCTCGTTGGGCTGCTTATGGTCCAGGCCCGTATGGTGGCTATGGCTATGCTGTGGGCTATAGTGGCGACAGCGGAGCTGGTGGTGATGGCGGTGGTGGTGGAGGCGAAAGCATTGAGCATGAAAACTTTGCTGATGGCAAAAAGCCCGGACGCAAAGGACTAGCCAAACGTAGCGGAGTCAATACCAAAGCATCAGTAAGCAGCCTGCGTAAAACTGCGAAAAACTCATCAGGAGAAAAGCAGAGAATGGCACACTGGTTAGCTAATATGAAAGCTGGTCGTGCTAAAAAGAAATAAATACACTATCATGAAAATTAAAGATATTTTAGAATCAGCTACAGCAGGTGCTACATCATCAGGAAATATAGCCGCTGTTGTAAGCCCCCATCTTGCCATCGGCAAAGATCGTGGTAACAAAAGTTATACGGGATCACCAGGTAAAAGCGGTACTAAAGCACCCAAGGTGCCTAAGATAGTACAGGCTAAAAATGCTGACGGAACTGCTAAAAATGCGCTGGATCTAAAGGGCGATATATTCGGTGGTGGCTCTGCCATCAAGAGATAAATACATTACGGACCTTAAAACCAAGGAATTTATAAAATGGACTTCAAATCACTAATTACTAAAATCAGCTCAATGGATGACGCTATTGCAACAGTCAAAGCGCCGGAGCTTCCAAAACCAGTACAATTAAACGAAGATGCAGAATTGCGTGTTCTAGCTGGTACTTCAACTGTTCTTGCAGAAGCAAAGAAAAAAGAAGAAGCGGTAGCTGAAGAAATGGAAGTCGGTGATTCTAAGAAAACTGCCAAAGGCGGTACAGTTACTAAAACTAAAACAGGTATCGTTCACAAATCTGCTCCAGGCGTATACGGTGGATCAGACGACAAAGATACAGATCCTGATGCAGACGAACATCCAGCAGACAAAAAAGCTAAAAAAGAATCTATCGGAGAAGCTTCAGAAGCTCAAAAAGCGGCTCGTGAAAAATTCATGAACATGGTTAAGGGCAAGAAAGAAAAGAAATCAGACAAGAAAGAAGAAAGTGTAAAAGAAGCCGCTAAACCAGATTTCTTAGACATGGACAAAGATGGTGACAAGAAAGAGCCAATGAAGAAAGCAGTCGCTGACAAAAAGAAAGGCGCTGTGAAAAAAGAAAGCAAGATGATGCCAAAGAGCAAAAAGCGTCCTGTTAAAGAATCAGTAGAAACAAAATTAACTTTCAAAGACATGGTTAAACTTGTACAAGAAAGTGGTGGGCAGCAACAAATTGATGCAGTGGATCAAGAATTGTTTTCTTGGGCACAGCGTGTTGCTAAATCTAAATTTCAAGAAAGCACCAAGGCTGAATTGTATGCTGGTCTAGTATACGAGCGTATGGGCGGCGTATTTGAAATGTATGACGTTCTAGCAGAACAAAAATAATTTAACCAAATTAACTCAAAAGCCAGCAATTTATATTGACTGGCTTTTTTGTTGGCTATATAATAGTCTTATAAGGAGATATAGTCATGGCTAAAATGTACGGTCCAGAAGAAAAGGCAAAACTAGAAAGATTGATCACAGAAGGCTCAAATGTACTTCGTGAAGTAGAAGATTTAAATGAAGGTCTCAAAGAAACTGTAAAAGCAGTGGCAGAAGAACTACAAATCAAACCCAGCATCATTAGTCGTGCAATTAAAATCGCTCACAAAGGTGATTTCAAAGCACACGACGAAGATTGGAAAGAAGTTGAAGCTATACTTGATATTACTAAACGACTTGACTAATGCAAAATATTAAAAAGTTTTGGTTAGACAGCTATTATTCTGATCAAATTGCATTTTGTTGTGAATTAATTAGTTTTATATTTACAGTTGGTGCTTCGTTAACTCTAGCACTACACGCTGCTAATCCCAATATGATGATCGTATATCCAGGTTTCTTTGTTGGAAGCATAACACAATGTTACGCTAGTTATCGACGAGGAGCTGCATGGGTTATGATTCTTACAGGATATTTTGCTTGTGTTAATGTATTCGGATTTGGAGTCGCTGCTGGTTGGTAGTAATAAATATTTTAGAATAAGGTTAGATCAGCCATAAATGATCATTTTGGTATTTGCAAGCCGGAAATTGCATAAGGAGAATAAATGAGTTACGTAGACGCTTTCTATGATAGAGAGCAGGACGTTATCAATGTCGTTGAAAGAGATGACAAAGGTAACAGACATTTCAAAGAATACCCAGCAAGACACATCTTCTATTACCCAGATTCCAAGGGAAAATATATTTCCATTAAAGGTGAACCTCTGAGTAGGGTTACCAGCAAGAATGTAAAAGAACATCGAAAAGAATTAGCTATACATTCCAATAAAAGATTGTTTGAAAGTGATATCAATCCCATATATCGTTGCTTAGAAGACAACTATCTCAACGCTGATGCACCAAAACTAAATGTAGCGTGGTTCGACATTGAGGTAGACTTTGATCCCGAGCGAGGATACGCATCGCCAGATGATGCTTTCATGCCTATCACAGCCATAGCCATTCATCTACAGTGGTTAGATACTATGGTATGTCTAGCACTACCTCCTAAAACTCTCAGCATGGCCGAAGCACAAAAACAGGTTGAAGAATTTCCCAATACCATGTTGTTCGAAACAGAAGCAGAAATGTTAGACACATTTCTCAACTTGATTGAGGATGCTGATGTGTTAAGCGGTTGGAACAGCGAAGGCTTTGATATTCCGTATACCGTTAATCGTGTGACCAAGGTGTTATCAAAAGAAGACACTCGCAGATTCTGTTTGTGGGATCAATATCCTAAAAAACGAGAATATGAAAAATATGGCAAAACTGCTGTGACCTATGATCTGATTGGTCGTGTTCATCTAGACAGTTTAGAACTGTACAGAAAATATACCTATGAAGAACGACACACTTATAGACTAGATGCTATTGGTGAAACGGAGATCGGTGAAAATAAAACTGTCTACGAAGGCACGCTGGATCAACTCTATAACAACGATTTTAAAACATTCATCGAATACAATCGTCAAGACTGTGCTTTATTAGATAAACTAGATAAAAAATTAAAGTTTCTGGCACTTGCCAACACACTGGCACACGAATGCACAGTGCTGTTGCAGACCACTATGGGTGCTGTAGCAGTTACTGAACAGGCTATCATTAATGAAGCACATCGTAGAGGAATGATCGTTCCTAATCGAGTACAACGTGAAGCAGGAATAGATACACAGGCTGCTGGTGCGTATGTTGCGTATCCTAAGAAAGGTATCCACGAATGGATTGGCTCACTAGATATTAACTCACTGTATCCTTCAGCGATTCGTGCTTTAAACATGGGTCCGGAAACTATTGTAGGACAGCTTCGACAAGACGGTACTAGAGCATACATTGAAGCAGAAATGTCCAAAGGTAAATCATTTGCTTCAGCATGGGAAGGTATATTTGGATCATTGGAGTATACCGCTGTAATGAATCGCGAAGTGGGCAGAGAAATTACCATAGACTGGGAAGATGGCGGTCATGACACTCTAAGTGCTGCACAGGTATATGATTTAATATATGAAAATAATCAACCCTGGATGCTGAGTGCTAACGGAACAATCTTTACCTATGACAAGGAAGGTATCATTCCCGGACTGCTAAAACGTTGGTATGCTGAACGTAAAGACATGCAGACCAAATTAAAAGAATGTATAACCGCAGGCAATAAGATTGAAGAAGAATACTGGGACAAGCGTCAATTGGTTAAGAAAATTAACTTAAACAGTTTGTATGGCGCTATTCTTAATCCCGGCTGCCGTTTCTTTGATAATAGAATTGGACAATCGACCACACTCACTGGCCGTGCCATCGCTCATCATATGGCTGGCAAAGTCAATGAGATCATTACTGGAGAAAAGAATCACATAGGCAAAGCAATTATCTACGGTGACACAGATTCATGTTATTTTTCTGCGTATTCAACTCTAAAGCAGGACATTGAAAAAGGATTGATACCGTGGAGCAAAGAAAACATTATTGATCTTTACGATAGCATAGGAGAAGAAGTAAATGGCACATTCCCTAAATTCATGCAAGAAGCCTTCCATTGTCCAAAAGTCCGAGGTGAAGTTATCAAAGCAGGTCGCGAGATTGTTGCTACCAAAGGATTATTCATCACCAAGAAACGATATGCAGTTCTCTACTTCGACAAAGAAGGAAAAAGAACAGACTCAGACGGCAATCCTGGTAAGATCAAAGCCATGGGGCTTGACCTAAAACGATCAGATACTCCTGTAGTCATCCAGGACTTCTTAAGTGCAGTATTAACTAAAGTTCTGAATGGAGCGGCCAAAGAAGAAGTGCTGGATTATATCACCGACTTCCGTACAGATTTCAAGACCAGACCCGGTTGGGAAAAAGGTTCGCCAAAACGTGCCAACAACATCACAGAGTATGCTGCCAAAGAAAAGAAAGCAGGTAAGACTAATATGCCCGGACATGTTCGAGCCAGTCTGAATTGGAACACTTTAAAACGCATGTTTGATGACAAATATTCAATGACTATCACAGATGGTGCTAAAGTCATTGTGTGTCGTCTCAAAGACAATCCAATGGGTCATACTTCTGTGGCATATCCTGTAGACGAACTACGCTTGCCACAATGGTTCAAAGACTTACCATTCGATGATGGTGAAATGGAAACCACAGTTATAGATGAAAAGTTAGGAAATTTAATTGGTGTTCTAGAATGGGATATCAGTTCAACACGCAGTGACAACAATTTTAACAAATTGTTTGATTTTGAGTAAAATATCATTGACTTTTACTCACGATCTAAATATAATATTAATATAACCGGAGAACCTAAATGAAAGACATTTTACAAGATATCGTTAGTCATACACAGAATCTAGGATTTTTGACTACCGTTAAAGTATCAGGCACAGCAGAAGGCACCACAATCAACTCAATGGCAGACGATCGCTCTGTTATTATGGAAGCGGAAACAGCGAATCCATACCCAGATATGTTAGGTGTGTTTGGCATGCCACAACTACAAAAACTTAAATATCTACTGGATGGTGCTGAGTACAAAGATGACGCAAAGATCTCAATTACCACAGCAGAACGTAACGGAGAAACTATCCCGGTCGGTATCCACTTTGAAAACAAAGACAGTGATTTTAAAAACGACTATCGATTTATGACCACAGAAGTTATCAATGAAAAAATGAAAACTGTTAAGTTCCGTGGTGTTAAATGGGACGTAGAAGTTGAACCCAGCGTGGCTGCAGTACAACGTTTCAATTTCCAAGCAGGTGCAAATTCAGAACATCCAACATTCTTAGCAAAAACAGATGGTGGCAATTTGAAATTTATCTTTGGTGATGCGTCAACACACGGTGGCGAGTTTATTTTTGCACAGAATGTAGAAGGTAAATTAGATCGTGGTTGGACTTGGCCTGTATTACCAATTTTGAGCATTCTTAAGATTGCCGATGTCAACAATACTAAAATGTCTTTAAGTAATGAAGGTGCTATTCAAATTACTTTAGACAGTGGATTAGCCACTTACAAATATATTATTCCTGCACAGGCAGCCTAAATATGAAATCACCAGTCAATTTAACTCCACTACAAAAAGACTACGCAGTATATCTCCCTGCAATTAGTTCTTTTTATAGTACCTATATTGCTAAACAGAGATTAGAGGAGTTTGTATCAACCGATCGTATTCCTAAAGGTTTTGACCGCGGTATTGAGGGTATGAACTTCTTAAATGCGGATCAAGGATACTTTACTTACAAGTATGCTTTGTACTCTGCAGGTCATGCACAACTTGATTTAGAAAAATCAATGGACCAAGAGTCTATGATTCAGCAACGTGATCGTCCTAACACAATGATCTTAGGTGACTCCGGTGGATATCAAATTGGTAAAGGTGTTTTAAAGTTTGACTGGTTAAACTTTGAAGGTGCGGAAGCTAATAAAACTCGTAAAAAAATTCTCGAATGGTTAGAATTAACTGCTGATTGGTCTATGATGTTAGACGTTCCAACATGGGCATGTGATCATATTCATAGTCCAAAGACTGGATTAAAAACATTTGAGGACTGTTTAGAAAAGACACGATTTAATAATGATTATTTCTTAAAGAATCGTTTAGGTCAGACTAAATGGCTTAATGTATTGCAAGGCGGTGATTGGGATACTGCCGAAAAGTGGTATCGCGGAGTGGTAGAGTTTAGTGATCCAAATGGTCCATATAAAGGCATCGAAGCAGAAGGCTGGGCATTTGGTGGTGCTAATATGTGTAAGATGGATATCACTCTTAAACGTTTAATGATTATGCGTGACGAAGGTATGCTTACAGGCAAGAATTGGATTCACTTCTTAGGCACAGCACAACTTGATTGGTCATGTTACCTAACACAGATCCAGCGTCAACTTCGCAAGCATGTCAACCCAGAACTTACAATTAGTTTTGATTGTGCAAGCCCGTTCATTGCTACTGCACACGGACTGGTGTATACAAATGCACAACATACTAACAAGCGTTGGTCAGTTATCATGGACAAGGCTCCGGATAACAAAGCACTTGCTGGATCAGATATTCCGTTTCCGTTTGAAAGTGAATTTGCTTCTAGACTGCTTATGGGCGATATTGCATATTACAACTACGGTGTTCGTAAGACCGACGAAGAACTAGGCGAGACCAAGTTCAATCACTTAAATCCAGAACATTATAATCAAGTGCCGAAACTTAACAAGCTAGGAAAGATTCCTAATAAAACTAGTTGGGATAGTTTTGCTTATGCACTAATGATGGGGCATAACGTTGAATGTCATATTAAAGCGGTACAACGTGCTCAACAGTTAATGGACATTGAATGTGCTAGATTTAAACCCGATTGGCGAATGAAAAGTATTGAGGGTAAGAAAGAAATTGAATTTAGTGATTGGGTGCCGAACAAAATTCTTTATTTTTCGACATTTATCGAAGAACTGTTTAATACTAAAACTAAAGCAGAAGCTTTTGACATGATCGAAACTGCTGGTCAGTTCTTAAAGAGCCTTGAAGGTTCACGTCTACAAGGTGGCCCAGCTGCAAATACATTTGGTAGCTTGTTTGATTTTGATGACGGTAAGAAACCTGCAGAGATTGATTTTTCAAATCCAGATGATGACGAGTTAAACAGTTTAGTCGTTGAATAAGGAGATGCAATGAAAAGAGATTATGATACTGGTATTGCTGAAGAAGTAATACTGTTTACTGGTATTGAAATTGAAAAGACACCTGCATACGGAATGAAAACTCTGTTTGTAGTTGGTGTTCAGAACGAGCAAACAATTATAAATCTCGCTAAAGATCACAAATGTACTCATATCTATTTTGGAGCTAATCAAAGTTTTCCTAAACTCGATGTTAACAATGCAGTCGGTTGGCAACCATGGGAATATATGATCCAAGAATGTCTTGAAGCTGGCTTTTGGTGTACGCTAGATCTTGATGTAGCGCAGGTTGAAGGATTGTTAGAAAGTGCTCTTGTTGAGCATCGTCAGTTCATTCCGCAGATTTCGGTTAAGCTGCCCTATTTACAACAGTTGGGGTATAATGCTACAATTAAACTCGACGACAAAGATTTTGCAGCAACTAATCATGGGGTTTGGTGTCATAATCTTCATGACCTACTTGATAGAAATAAGTTTACAAGTTGGGATCAATATGGCAGAGACGAGATTATTAAATGAGTACTATGGAACAATTACAATGATTGTTAGACAAGATCAAAGACCAAATAAAATGATATGGGTTACCTTTCGTAAAGAAGGTATCCATTGTTATCCGGCAGCACTGACCGACCCTGCACTAGCTACTGGTGACGAATATGATGTGAGTTTTTTAGGTCATCCTCATAGACACATCTTTCATTTCCGTGTATGGATATCAGTGACACACGACGATAGGGATATCGAATTCATTCAATTTAAACGCTGGTTGGAAAATCTGTATTCGGATGGCACTATCCAACTAGATCACAAGAGTTGTGAAATGATGAGTGATGAACTTCACGTTGTCATTTCCAATAAGTATCCAAATCGCGAGATTTGGATTGAGGTCTCCGAAGATGGAGAAAATGGTAGTTTTGTCAAATATTAATAAGAGGCTGCAATGGCTAAGAATTATACTGATTACAAGTATTTTGAAAACCATCCTGACGTCGTTAGGATCTTCAACGATCTTGAGACGTACTTGGATTACTGTAGGATTATCCTACAACCTTTTAACCCCGCAGATCTTTATAGAAAGGATTCTGCAACCTATCAGGCTTACCTTGCTAGTAAGAGACCAAGACGTCCTTGGGTAGATAGGAACAATCAAGGAAATAATCGCAGACCATATGGCCAAAATTTTTCTCGTTGATCTAGAAGCAGTAGAAACACGCTATACGGGCGAGTGGAAAACCCACTTACCTGCGTTACTACGAAAGCAAGGACACGATGTTCAAATTATCTCTGGGCCTGAGGATATTCCTACAGCCACTACTCCTGGCGCTTTTCTTAATTTTGGTGGTACCAATATATACAAAGCTAGTCAGGTTGAGCAAATGGGTCGGCTATTTTGCGATGGACGCATTCACCCTGGCGATCATTTTATTTTTACTGATGCTTGGCATCCGGGCATTGTAAATCTAAAGTACATGAGTGAACTGTTACAGATTCCTGTAACTATTCACGCACTATGGCATGCTGGCAGTTATGATCCACAGGATTTCCTAGGTCGTCTTATCGGTGATGCTCCGTGGGTTCGACACAGTGAGCAAGCATTCTTTGAAGCCATAGATCATAATTATTTCGCCACTGACTTTCATATTGAAATTTTTCTAAATAATCTTTTAAATGTAGAAACAAGAACAGGAAGAATTCGGTACATGCCTAGTGGTAAAATAGTTCGCACAGGATGGCCTATGGAATATATGGCAGATACGTTATTGATGTATAAAGATATGCCCAAACGTGATCTTATATTATTTCCACATCGTATCGCTCCTGAGAAACAGGTTGAAATATTCCGTGATCTCAAAGAACAATTACCACAATATGAATTCATAGTATGTCAAGATCAGCAGTTAAGCAAGAGAGAATATCATAATCTACTAGGAGAAGCCAAGTTGGTATTCTCAGCCAATCTTCAAGAAACGCTGGGAATCAGCGCATTCGAAGGCGCTGTGGTAGGTGCTATTCCGTTGGTTCCTAATAGATTGAGCTATAAAGAAATGTATTCTGATACATTTAAATATCCTTCCAAATGGACAGAATCATTTGCCACATATCAGACACACAGACAAGAATTATGTAACGTGATCATTGATCACATGGAAAATTATAAAACACGACTACCAGACCTAAATAAATTGATAGATTCATTGAAAACCAATTTCTTTAGTTGCAATAATCTACTAGAGAAGTTATAATAAACTGTCATCCACGACACTAACTCGGAGAAATTAATTGACAACATTTACATCAAAAGATTTGAATAATGCCCTTAAAAGCGCAGATCAAATGAGCAACAAAGGCTACAAAGAAGCATACCTAGGCGATGCTATTCGTTTTAAAATGAAACGTGATAAAAAACGTTTCTGGGCAGGTGATAACATCAGCGACTATGTTAGTGAAGACGATAAAACTAAACTAATCGACGAAGCCACAGAGGCATTTGAAATAGTACTTGATCGGTTGTTGATTGATCGTGAAAACGATCCTAACAGTCAAGGCACAGCACGTAGACTTGCTAAAATGTATTTTAACGAAATCATGGCAGGTAGATATGATCCGTTACCACTTGCAACTAATTTTCCTAATGAGGGCGAAGAAGCCTATAAAGGTATGCTAGTAGTTCGCTCAGAACTTCGTAGCATGTGCAGTCATCATCATCAACCTGTAGTTGGCGTTGCGTATATTGGTGTTATTCCAAACGGCAAAGTTATTGGCCTAAGCAAATACACACGTATCGCACAATGGTGTGCTCGTCGAGGTACTTTACAAGAAGCACTATGTAATGACATAGCACATGAAATTGAAAAGGCCACTAATGCCAAAGACATCGGTGTTTACATACAGGCCACACATGGATGCTGTGAGAATCGCGGCATTATGGCGCATAGTTCACTGACTCAAACTACAGTACTCAAAGGCGCATTCAAAGACGATCCAGGTACTAAAAAAGAATTCATGGATAATATCAAACTTCAACAAGAATTTGCTCCAAGATAATGATATCTAAAGTTATTAAAAAGTATACTATCTTAATATTGGCAATATTCTTATTGTTATGTCTAATTGCTATTCCTTTGGTTAAGATGTTATGATAATTCCATTGCGTGACGATTTAATGGTCCAACAACAGATCAGCAACAGCTGGGAACATATGGTTGGTGTTATTATGCTTAATCAAACTGGTAGGCGAGCAGTAAAAACTACACTGCCTGAATTCCTATATTGGTTTCCTACACCGCTGGCGTTACTGCATGCCGATGAAGAATTTGTTAAGAGCATACTTAAACCTTTGGGTATGACTAATATTCGCTACGATCGATTGATTGGTATGAGTCGAGATTATCTAACATGGGATGGCGAGGATGCACAAGCACTATTTGGTATTGGAAAATACGGCAAAGACAGTTACGAAATCTTTTTTAAGAATAACTATGCAGTTCAGCCTACAGATAAAGAATTAAAACGATATCTAGAACAAGAGGTTTCTAATGTTTCTTAAACTGTTAGAAAAACTCGGTCGTAAGCGTATCATTTATGATCGCATCTGCAACGAACCTTATCTAGAAAGGTATTATCTTTTCTTAAAAGATAGAAATCTATTTCCCTTTAATATCTTTCTACACAAGTTTTTAAAAGGTGATCCAGACGATGTGCATGATCATCCTTGGCCCTATGCTACACTTATTTTAAAGGGCGGATATTGGGAGTGGATTCCGGTATTCAATACTCTTGGAAAAAAAATAAGTGAATATCGTGTTTGGCGTGGTCCGGGTTCTTTTCGTGTCTGTAGAGCCAACTCTTATCATCGCATAGAACTTGAATCGGGAATTACTGCTTGGACTCTGTTTATGCCAGGCCCACATAAAAGAGAATGGGGATTTTTAATTAACAATAAATGGATACAGAACGAAGAGTATCTAAAACAGCGCAAGGATAATCATGTTAAAAAAGAGGCAGGTTAGTTGGGAAGAATATCAAGGATTAGTTTCAAAGATATGTAGAGATATCACAGTCAGCGGCTGGCGGCCCGACTATGTGGTAGGTATCACTAGAGGCGGATTATTACCTGCTAAAATGATCAGTTATTATTTCGATGTACCTTGTGAAACACTAAAGGTAAGCTTGCGTGATCACGAACAAACAGAATCTAATACATGGATGGCCGAAGATGCATATGGTTATCTAAGATCGGAACAGGACATAGAAGATGAAACTGGCGCGGCTGGTGATAACTGTAAAAATATATTGATAGTGGACGATATTAATGATACAGGTGCTACTTTAAATTGGATATTAGATGATTGGCCAGCCAGTTGCTTTCCCGAAGATGCTGTGTGGGAAGATGATGTATGGAATCAAAATGTCAAGTTCGCTGTGATATTCGATAACCTATCATCAAAGTTTCGAGCTAGAATTGATTTTTCTGGTGAGGAAATTAACAAATTTGAAAACGATGCGTGGATAGATTTTCCTTACGAAGATTGGTGGACAAAATGAGTAAGATAATGGTACACTGCACAGATAAAGACCGAGATGTAGAGGCACATATTTTAAATTATAAACCCAAGGCATTTTTGGAAGTAGCTCTTAATACGGTTAAATTGCGCATGTCATACATGAACAACGCTTATGTCGGTTCTATGGCTGGACTGGAATTTGTAATTAAAGAAGATCAATTGCCTAGAGAGTACAAGGAATATCAGAGATGAATTTAAAATACACGTTATCAGATGCACAAGCGGACGGTCAAGCACCGTGGAAAGATCCTATACTAGAAGATTTCCATGTGGTCATTTATGCAGACAAGTATCCTGTAACAGAAGGTCATCTTTTGTTTGTACCACAGTATGCCGCAGACGGAGTTATCGAAGACTGTTTTGCAGATGCACTTAAGGTAGGCAAACAAAAGGTAAAGTCTGGTGAATGGGACGGATTTAATATTGGATTGAATTGGGGGGAGGCCGCAGGACAGACTGTACCATATCCTCATGTTCATTTAATCCCCCGTCGCAAAGGTGACATGGAAGACCCCACTGGCGGTGTTCGACATGTGATACCAGAACGTGGTAATTATCGCAAATGGCAAGAATAACTGTTCCGTGGGCCAATCAAAAGAACACATGGTGGAATGAAACCTGTGCTAGAATTATCGAACATTTTGGTTTACCAGGCGGGCGTTATGTAACAGAGGTCAGTGCAGAATGTATGCATTTTGATTTCCGCAATGAAAAAGACGCACTTATGTGCAGATTACTTATAAGCGACAGTATCGTATGAAAGACAAAATAATTATCGTGCTAATTTTGTTGGTAGCTTTGTTTGTATTATCTAATGCAGATTGGTCTAATAGAACTGTGATTTATGACTGCAGCCTAGCGGAAATCAGTCCGGATTATCCGCAAGAAGTAAAAAACGAATGTCGTAGATTACGCATAGAAGAATTCCGTGAAAAACAAATACAAGAAAGAAAGACTATATTAATATGACATATTGGACCATGACTCTACAAGAAGATCCCGAGACCAAAGAACTGGTTTTGCCGCTTACTGAGGAGATATTAGAAGCAGTAGGCTGGAAACCAGGTGACATTATAGTTTGGAAAAACAACCAAAACGGTTCGTGGTCATTGAGAAAAAAGGTTGACAAAAAGGTAGAAAAGAGTGTATAATATATTATGAGTAAAATAAAAGTTGCAGAGCTGTTTTACAGCATACAAGGTGAAGGTCGCTATATGGGAGTACCTAGTGTATTCTTACGTACATTTGGATGTAATTTTAAGTGTTCGGGCTTTGGCATGCCCAAAGGAGAACTCAGTGAAGAATATCTCAACGTTAATCCAGCGAATTTTATGGAATATGGACGACTTCCGCTTGTGTCTACGGGGTGTGATAGTTATGCTAGTTGGGATCCTCGTTTTAAGCATCTCAGTCCCGCTTTTGGTACTGAAGAAATTGCTGATAAAATTGTTGACATTCTTCCGTATAAACAATGGCAAGATGAGCACCTAGTGATCACAGGCGGCGAACCTTTACTAGGCTGGCAACGTTCATATCCAGAATTATTGATGCATGAAAAAATGCTGGGATTAAAAGAACTTACATTTGAAACCAATGGTACTCAAGAATTACAACCAGAATTTAAAACTTGGTTACGTGATTATTGGGGCGAAGTCAAAGGTTATCAAAGTCTAACATTCAGCGTAAGTGCAAAATTAAGTTGTTCAGGGGAACATCCAGACGAAGCTATACGTCCAGATATCGTATGTTCCTATCAGGAACTTGGACACACCTATCTCAAATTCGTTGTTGCCACAGAAGATGATGCTGAGGAAGCACTAGAAGCTGTTGACATATACAGAGCAGAAGGTTTTGAAGGACATGTTTATCTAATGCCTGTGGGTGGTGTCGAATCAGTCTATACTCTAAACAATAGACGTGTTGCAGAATTAGCTATGAAGATGGGCCTACGTTACAGTGATAGATTGCAGGTACCGTTATTTAAAAATGCGTGGGGAACATAATGAAAAAATTTATTGAAAAGCTATTTGGTTTTGAAAAACTCAAACAAGAAAAAGAATCACTACAAGAAGCTAGAGACAAAGCAGTGGCTGAAACAGTAAGAGCTCAAGAAACAGAACAACTTAGTAAATTGAGTGAGAAAGATCGCGCTACTCGTAAAAAAGAACCTTGGGTAGGTGTTATTGATACCCATGTCAACAAAGACAATGTGCGTAATGGTTTCTTTGAACTTGACTGGAACGAACCGTTTGTGTTAAAATTAAAGCAAGAAGGTTATGGAGTAGATGGGGACAAGGATGAAGAAATCGTAGATCGTTGGTTCCGTGAGCTCTGTGCCAATGTAGTTGTCGATGGCGATTATGGTGGCCCGATTAATACAGGTGTAATTGACATAAACGAAGTTAAAAGAAAGAACCAATGACATATATTCTAGTAGATACTGCTAACACATTCTTTCGTGCTCGTCACGTAATCAACGGTGATGCTGATATTAAATTAGGCATGGCTTTTCATATCACACTAAACAGTATTCGAAAAGCATGGCAACAGTTTAACGGTACTCACGTTATATTCTGCTTAGAAGGTCGCTCATGGCGCAAAGATTTCTATGCTCCTTACAAGGCACAGCGTGCAGAAGCTCGTGCAGCACATACAGAACGAGAAGCAGATGAAGAACGAGTATTTTGGGAAGCATTTGATACCTTTAAAGAATTCGTCACAGAAAAGACCAATTGTACAGTACTGCAAAATCCACAGCTAGAAGCGGATGATTTGATCGCAGGCTGGATACAGAGTCACCCGGATGATAATCATGTTATTATTTCAACAGATACCGACTTTGCTCAATTAATTGCTTCCAATGTCAAACAATATAACGGCGTAATGGAAACTACTATTACACACGAAGGTTATTTTGATGATAAAGGCAAATCGATAATTGATAAAAAAACTAAAGAATCTAAAGCAGCACCTAATCCAGAATGGCAATTATTCGAAAAATGTATGCGAGGAGACACATCAGATAATGTATTCAGTGCTTATCCAGGTGTACGTACTAAAGGTACCAGCAAGAAAGTTGGTCTGCTAGAAGCATTTGAAGATAGAAATACCAAAGGCTACAACTGGAACAATTTAATGTTACAACGTTGGACTGATCACAACGGCATCGAACATAGGGTTCTAGAAGATTATGAACGTAATCGCAGATTGATTGATTTAAATCATCAGCCAGACAACGTTAAACAAATTATTAAAGAAACCATAAACACAGCCACACAAGCTGATAAAAATATCAGTCAGGTGGGAATTAGATTAATTAAATTCTGCAATCTTTATGATCTTAAAAAGATCGCAGATCAAGCACAGAGTTATGCAGAACCATTAAATGCGAGGTACATAGTATGACAGACTTACACGCAAAACCAATTATAGAAAATAAATTTTGGATTGTGGAAAAAGATGGCGAGAAATTTGCCACATTAAGAAAGAATGAAGACAACAGATTCGTTCTCAGCAATGAAGAAGGCGTTAGAATCTATGACACCAAAGAAAGCCTAACTAGACAATTTGGCAAAGATTTCTTTGTGGCCAAGATCGTGAAAGAAGCATATGATGCACAACCTAATGAAGTTCATGGTTATGCTACCAGTGTGGCACCACATAATGCTATGTTCGATATACAGCGTAAATTACCGTTGTTTACCAAGAGCAGTGATTCGAAAAGTCTTTACTGCGCAGGTTACCATGTCATACGCTTTGAAAAAGGTTGGGTCAAATCATTCTGTCCTAAGTTGATTACTCTACAAAGATATGAATACAAAGGACCTTTCAAAACAGAATTAGAAATGAAACAGGTATTGTCAAATGTCTCAAAATAATCTTCCCACCAATCTTCCCACCGTGGAAAGATTGATTCAGCGTGTTGTTGCTGCTGAAAAAAGTCAACAAAAGGATATTCGTATATCTATACAAGAAGCCAGAGACCTAACTGCCGAATTAGCGGTAATGACCAGTAAATTAGGTCGCACAGTGCAGGAAATACATGAAATGCTGGCGCAAATACGCGAATCTACTACCAAAATCGACGTTAAGTTTGACGGCGGAGGCTTCTAAAAGGCATAAATATATACGTGGTTAATTAGGAAACACGTATATAATGAGTAGACCAAAACCCCGAATACTGTTA